AGTCCAAGCCCGTTCCGGTTCCTCCGATGAACGCCTCTCGTTTCCAGAATTACCTGGGCCCCGAGTTTTACAGATTTGTTGAGAAAAAGGACAAGCTCAACCCGTTAGCCTCCCCCAAGTGTCTCGACGTGGCCATCCAGCAGCTTGAGAAAAATCCAGTTGCGCTCCCGCCCCTATCTGCCGCCTAAAATAATCTAGACCAATTGTAAAATGAGCGGTGGTATCGTTCAACTTGTCGCAACTGGTGCTCAGGACGCTTGGCTGACTGGTAAGCCCGAGGTTTCTTTCTTTCGTTCCAACTACCGGCGTTACACCCACTACGCCAGCTCGGTGGAGCGTCAGGTGATTCAGGGCGCACCAGTCGCCGGTGGTATCTCTACCGTCCGTTTCGAGAAGAAGGGTGATCTGGTCAACTACGTGTATCTGACGGCTCGTGACGGTAACGGTTCTCTGTGCCCCATTGTCGACTGGACCAAGGTTATTGACAAGATTGAGCTCATGATCGGCGGCCAGGTGATCGACACCCAGGACGTTACGTACTCGACCGCCATCGAGCCCGTGACTGGTGCTCAGAACTACAGCCAACGTCTGTTGAACGGCAACACGGGTACCAACCTGAACCCATCCAACTCGCTGAACGGTTTTTACCCCCTGAAATTCTTCTTCAACAAGGACTGGTCCGTGTCCCTGCCTCTGGTGGCACTCCAGTTCCACGACGTGGAGCTGCGCATCACTTGGGCATCGGGTCTGGGTGGCAGCACTGGCTTCAACGGTGCCGCCAATGCCACCAACTACAACAACCTACAGTACATCTGCTGGGCTAACTTCACCTATCTGGACCAGGCTGAGCGCGATTACTTCGCCAATACGCCCCAGGATATGCTGATCACCCAGGTTCAGCGCACCATCGTGCTGGGTTCCCAGACCATGCAGGAGTTGGCTCTGGCCCAGCCCGTCAAGTTCCTGGCATTCACCAGCAACAACTATGCCTCGACATACGCATCGGATGGCGCCAACTCGGCGCTGGTCAAGGACCACATGCTCAAGACCCAGGTGAACGGTGTGGACGTTGGTGAGTTCCGCCACCTCCCCGCCTTCGTGGACCTTCCCCAGTACTACAATACGCCCTTTGGCTACATTCCCAACGGTGTCAATTCTGGAACCCCCACCGTGGGTATCCTCAGCTACTGCCTTGACACTTCTAAGCTTCAGCCCACCGGTACCCTGAACTTCTCTCGTCTGGACACGTACCGCATCGTCGTGCCACCCACCATCACCATCGGCGCACTCATCAAGAGCACGTACCTGTACGCAGTCGGCTACAACGTGCTGCGCATCCAGAATGGTCTCGGGTCGCTCCTGTACGCCAACTGAGTAGCGTTTTTGCAGTTTTTTAAAAAATACATAATCACAAGGCTGCGATGCAGCTCTGGCACTGGGTCCTTCTTTGCGGACTCTTGTTTTTGATTACTTACAGCCCGACCACGGGAAATCTCCGTGACTTTTTTGATCCAGAAATATCAGAGGGGCGTCCAAATGACGACTCCCCGAGGTCCTCGAGAGAGGCACAAAGCAATCGCAATACCCGTCAGCGTAGTGAATGAAGTTCCTTACTTTCTCATCGTGCACGATAGAAGGTACCGTGAATGGACCTTTGTCACAGGCGGGTGTCGCCGACGCGAGATTTACAACCCACTTCGGTGTGCCGTTCGTGAACTCGAAGAAGAAACACGCGGAATCATAAACCTGAAGAGAGGCTCCTACGCCTACTTCAAGTTTTCGACCGATACTCCAGAAGCCCGGGACGTGGAAGATGGCGTTGATGTTCTTAACCACTATCACGTCTACGTCTTCAGTACGCCCATGACGACTCTAGAACAGAAACACATCGTCAAGAGATTCACGGAAGAAAAGGCCAAGATGGATGACAACTCTGTGCCGTTCCGTAAAAACTATGACGAGAATGACGACTGTAAATTTGAGACGCTCGATTCTATTTCAAAATTGCCAAACCTTTGGCCGATGATTCGCAAACACGTCTTAGGTAATCCTGAATTCCAACAGGCGCTTGTGAACCCAAAGACGCCTTTTAACCTCAGAGTTTAGACGCGTTCCGTGCGGCTAAATAAGTGCTACGCCCTTACTATAGGATGACCAGATCCAAAATCGAGTTCGCCACCATCCTGGCAACCATGCGTGGTCAGGGCGAAGACCCAGCAAAACTTGCGCAGGAGATGACCCTTCGCAAATTGTGTTATGAAATTGAAAAAATAGAGAACGAAGAGTCACTCAAGGAGCCTACGGCCGAGGAAACAAAAGAACCCGCTGAGAAGACCCACGAAGAGACTAAAAATCGAAAGGGTCCAAGACCTTTTTGGTCATGGCTCTTGGCCGATAGTGATGATGAAGACTCTTAGAGAATTTAGACTCTTAATTGGTAATGTCAATAGACCAATGGAGGGTCCCTAATGGACCCGCCACTCATGTCCTCATGTCAGGGGGACTCCTTTCCGTACCCACAGAGGAAACCTTGGAGTTTTATGGAGCCTGTGTGGATGCGATTAAATCAGGTACAAAATTGTACGTCGTCGAACAAAAGACTGAACGGTTCAAGTTTTTCGTGGACCTCGATTACAAGTCCCAAGACAAACTGACAGAAGAAGATCTTTTTCAATTTTGTTCCATAATTCATGGGGCCCTAGAGACTTCATCGAGGTGTCTCATAGCCAAGGCCAGACCCAGACCAGTCAGTGAAGGTCTTATCAAGTCTGGGGTCCATGTTCATTGGCCAGATTTGGTGGTTACAAGAAATCAGGCGCTTCAATTTCGGACTAAAATTATTTTGAAGCTGACTGAATACTTTGCCTTTGACTGGGACCGCATCATTGACGCGTCAGTCTACGGAGGCTCAGGACTTCGTATGCTCTGGTCCCATAAGAAACCCACTGGCGACCCGTATATTCCGTGGAAGGACCTGGACGGCCACGTGTTTTCCAAGGAGCCCAATGTCGAGACCATGGCTCTTTTTGCGGTTCGCACAGACGACGAGGAGACGCCAAGTCAAGAAGTTCTTGAAAACAACGGGCCTTTAGAAGAATACATTCGACGTGTGCTCGAAGGTCAGAGCCGAACACGCATCAAGAAAGTTCAGAGACATGACCACGATGGCTGGTTCGCTCAGAGCGACTCGAAGTATTGTGAAAGGCTCCAAAAGGAACACAAGTCGAATCATGTATGGTTTTCTATACGGTCAGGCCGTGTTTCTCAGAGGTGCTTTGACGAGGAATGCCGCGAGTTCAAGGGCCGGGAACATATTCTCCCTCCATCAATAGTAGAGCAACTCAATGAAGTTGCTATTGTGGGTAGTCCTTCTTGTAGTTTTCTTATGGATTTTCTTCCCGATGGGCCCAGTCGCGCGTTTCAAAAAGTACAAAGAGAGGGTCCACATGTACTCGGGTCTGGACCCAAAGAGCTGGGAAATATTTTTGACCAATCTCCAAGAGTTCGAACAGTTGGTTTCGACGGACCGTCTTGATGAGTCAGCCAAGGCTTTGTATGCAGCCGTAGAGAACGTGAGAGATTTGGCGCTTGGAATCAGAAGGGCCGATGATGCCGAACATCAGGAGAACTTGGATACAATCGCAAAGGAATTAGGATATGAAGGTGAATTTATCATCAATGAGTATGCTAACGCAAAGGGTATTCAGTTCTTCCCAAAGTACTTAAACGATTCACTCGTAGACTATCCAGATGTCCGCCCCGACGGTCCCTACCCCAGACTCCGCTCCGACCCCTGAGGTCCGTACGCGTTCCGGCCGCGTTTCCAAGCCCCCAGAGCGTTACGAGCCTATTGAGCAGGTCGAGGACGATTATGGGGAGGAAGATTACGATTCAGACGAGTCTGAGATTAAGACGGACGAGGAGGATGACTTTTCAGAGGATGAGGAAGATGATGAGGAGGACGCCGATGAAGATGGAAATCTAGATGGATTTGTTGTGCCAGATAAAAGCGAGAGTGACTGTGAAGACAGTAGCGACGACGACTATGGAAAACCTGCCGTTCCTATCAAAAAGCGACCAACCGTCCCAGTCAAGAAACGGACCGCCGTCCGAAAGTGAGTGGCCAGTCCAAGAGCCCCCTCGGAACCGGATGTTTCAGCCCGATTTCGAGATGCCCACGCAAAAGAATGATCCCTTTGAGTTTTTGAAAAATACAAACCCCGTCGGTCTGATTCTTCTCGGTGTTGTTATCGGTGTTCTTATTGTAAGTATGCGGCCGATTGTTGTTCAATCCCGTACTTAGGTTACCATATACAAAGGCGCGTTTCCTGATTTGGAATCCGCGCCAACAAAATCTCCTATAGGGCCTGTGCGGTGAACACGCACATCCTCTTGAAGAAAACCCAACCAAGGATTCTCACGAGTCTGATCGGCCGGTTCCATATCTCTGAATACATCAAACTGATTGTCATAGGCGGCAACAGTTTGAGATATTCTTGCGGGTGCGGGTGGCAACCGTTTGTACGCCATGTACAAAAGGAACAAAACCACCGCAACTGCAATCAGTTTAAATATCATTATTAATAGCTAACATTTTAGGCGGCGTCTGGAACCTCCTCTTCCTCGATGATTGGCTCCTTGGTCGCCGCGGTGCGCTCGGCAGCTGCGCGGTCCTCAGCCTCCTGCGCCTCCTTGCGCTTCAGAACCTCGGCCGCGACGCGAATATCCGCCTTGGCCACCAGCTCCTCCATGGAAGCCTCTGGGAACTCCTTCTTCAGGTCCTCAAGTAGATCGGCCGGGTGGGGAATTGGTGGAACGTCTGGCTTGGTATAAAACTTGGAGTTCTCATCACCTGGCTCGATGAACGGCGTGTCAGAACCCTCGATTGGCTTGGCCATCATGTCCCGCTTACGCTTCTCGAACATGGCGGCAGCAGCCTGCTGACTCTTCTTGTAATTGACCATAATCTCCTCGAGCTTCTCGTTCTGGTAGTGAACATCCTCAATCTCCTCGCGCTTTGGTGGAATCAGGAGCCACTTGTACATGTCCACCACGTAAATATCCACGAGAGCATCATCCTTCTGGAGACGCTTGGCGTGACTCGCCGCCTCCTCACGGGTAGGGAAGCACCCGCGAATCTTCATACCCAGCTGCTCATTCTTCTGGGGCAGATCTGGACCAACGAATGAGATGCATGCAAAAAGCTGTCCAGGCACAGTCAGGTAATCCTGCTCAAGAGAACCCATTTAAAACTAACAGGCATTTTTCTTTTAAGTCTAGAAACGCGCGTTGAGATGGATATCTCAACGCTCCGCAAAATTCACAACAATTATAAACGCCAACTCATTAATCAGTGGGTCAAGAACGACACGTACGTCCTGGATTGTGGTTGTGGACGTGGAGGAGACTGGTGGAAGTGGCAGGCGGCTCGTGTCCGTCTGGCCGCCATAGATCCCGACCATAGTTCACTTGACGAGGCGGAACGCCGAGCTAGTGAAATGGGTCTGAATGTATGGTTCCTTGGTCAGGGCGACATCCGTCATGCAGCCTTTGCTGGACCTTTTGACGTCGTGTGTTACAACTTTTCACTTCACTACATTTTTGAAAATGAAACGGTTCTCGAACATTCCCTCAAGGCTATCAAGGTGGCTCTCAAGCCCGGTGGGTTGCTCATAGGTATAACACCCGAAAAGGACCGAGCCATGTATATGGCCAACGAACATGGGAGATTCAAGGACAAATTAGGAAATGAATTCAAAATTATTGGGGACCGCCTGTCTGTCCGTTTGATGGACGGTCCATTCTATGCTGATGGAGCCAAAGAAGAGCCTTTGTTGGACGGTCCAGTTCTTATTGAACGCCTGAAGGCTTTGGGATTTGAGCGGCGCGTGTGGGAACCTATGGTACCCAGGCCAACCGGACTCATCTCGGATTTGTATACAAAATTTGTCTTTGTGAATGTTAGAGGGGCTGAAAATGAACTACTTGGCCCCGGTCCTGATGGTACCACTCATCCTGGGCGTGATACTCACTAATTCCGAACCTAAAATGCTCACGGAACTCAAGGACCGGTACTTCAAGACCTTGGACATCCTTCGAGCGACAGGGGATCCTCTTTGGTATCCTGTCCTGAAACCAGCAATTATCACGGGTCTCCATGGGAAAAAGGATGGGGTCATAGGTTCCAACGTGAATAAAGGCTACGAAATTTACATCTGCCTGGATGGAGACGATGTAAATTCGGCATTTTATGTGCTCATACACGAGTTGGCTCACATGACTGTGCCGGAGTATGATCACTCGATCAAATTTTGGGAGAATTTTGAAAAACTAAAGAAGATTTGTATAGACAATGGACTGTACGTGAAATCGGGCGAGAGACGGTACTGTGGGGATACGGTGAGGGATTAGAGACCGAGTCGACTCGAGGTCCGTAGGACCTCTCGTCTCGTGATCCCCACCGGTGTACTAACCACAGACGCTACGCGCCTGACTTAGGCCTTATCACCCAGAAACTGCCGGGCAAAGTAGAAAATAATAGCCGCAATCAGGGCCGTCACCGCCATACCCGTCATGGATATTTCACCGTTGTCCCCCAGAAACTTGGGTACCATCGTGCTCAGCTTTCCCTGGACTGGCTTGGAGTAGGCGATCACGGCTGCGACACCAGCCAGAGCGGCGTACCACTGCTCATCCGATAGCCCGAATGGATTTTTCGAGGCGCCCGAAGAGCCCTTGGTCGCCTTTTGCTGCTTCTGTGGTGGAGCCTGCTCGTAGGGCGACCCCTGAACCTCATCCTGTATCATCTGTCCTGGACCAGGCATAACTTCTTCAATCGACGACGAAAACTCCGCCATTTGAGATTCGTCTAGGTTTTTTTCAGGCTCACGGGGCGCCTCGCGAATCAGACCCGTTGGTACAGTTTGTTTGTTTTCTGTCTTGGGTTGCTCGACTGATGCTTCTGCTACAGGCATAGGTGACGCAATGTCAGCCACGTTCGGGTCGTATGACAACATCTAATTCTGTTTATGAAAAGAAACGCCTGTTAACTACGCGCCTTCTTGACAATCACCGTCCCTCCCCTTCGTTGTGGCGTTGGTGCTGGTGGTTGAGCAACTGCTCTAGGATTGTAGTGCCGTTGATGATACTGCCAAAACGCCTGGGACCCCACATGAAACCCTCGGCGTATAGGTGCCTTGTACCAAAACACACAATCCTGGATTCGATTACTCTTTGAAGTGTTGTCCAGGACCAGACATTCGTAATTTTCGGTACAGGCGTCCATAACCTGTGAAAACTGATCGAACGTCGGGAAAACTCCGAAGAATGCCTTGTACAGGTTCTCACGGTTCTGCCTGACGTTATCACGCAGAGCAAACACGTAGTCGACGTTTGTACGAATCATGGGCGTCATGTCCATACAGTACTGGGTCGTCATCATAAAGAAAATCTTCCAGTGTCGTCCGTTCATAAACAGCTGACGAATACACGTGTCTCTCATGAATGACCGATCGTACATGCAGTCGTCCATGAGGATAAAGACGGGCTGACACCTTCCGACGGCCAGGAGCTTCTTTTGGCGCTCTATGATCTTCTCAAGAGCCTCCTTATTATAGTCGCCATAGACGAAGAGATCAGGGATAAACTGTTTATAGTACCCGTTCCCCTCTTCTGTCCCTGACATTGCAATCCCGGCTGGTATGTGCTTCTTGTGCCAAAGGATGTCAGTCACGAGCGTCGACTTGCCGGTCCCACGCTTTCCTATAAAGACGCAAACTTTGTCATTCGCCATCTTAGACGGATCAAACTTCCTGAGCTGAAGCGTCATTCTAAGAAGTCCGTAGGACTTATTTATCGCGCAGCGGCGCGGGAGCGCCGACGGAAAACAACGTTTTCCTTTACTAGAGATGCCAGACCAAGTGCGAAGCACTTGTAGAGTGTAAATAACTTCAAAGGAAAAGCGCCTTACGGCGCCCTCTTTTTTCCTTTGAACTTACTAGAGATGAGCGCAGGCTACATTCAGCTTGCGGCCATCGGTCAACAGGATGCATATCTTACAGGAAGTCCGCAAATCACCTACTTTTCAGGAGTCTATCGCCGTCACACACCCTTCGTTCTCGAAGCGTATGACATACCTTTCCTCGATCAGCAAGTGAGTTATGGCCAAAACAACATATGTAGAATTCCCGCAAAAGGTGACCTCATACGTGGTTTGACACTGAAACTGGATTTACCGGCTCTCAACAATCCGGGTGCCGATTGGACATGGCCAACGGCTCCTGAAGTAAACGTAAACCCAACCTCATATTAGAATAAACGGAACAACAACGTACTATCTCACGACGCTTGTTACGTCTTATTCAACTCAAAATATAACAGAGTGGCTAGTGACCCCTTTGACTACGTATATAAGTTACAATGCATCTCTCAATAAATTTGTGTTTACAAATTGTTCAAATGTCGAGGTTGAAAACAGCAGTAATTACTTGGCGTCTGGTGTGTTTTGGGGTCTTGATCCAAAGGCCGCCTCTTCTATTTCGGCTTCTGGAAACTTGGTCTATAGTGTAACAACATCTCGTACAGCTGATTTTACTCTCGAACAATCAGGATGGGTGCGTTCATCGGGAACCTTACCAGCCGATCCAAAGACTGGATTTTTTACCTACTTAAACCAGCCCTATAACGTGTCCGGTCAGCAGTTTATCAATTTTTCTGGAAGGTCGAGTTCGGGTGCGTACTGGACAACTCCAGTTCCAACTACTAAATTCACTCCAACTCCCGGCGGTAGACTTCAATTTGCAAAAACTGGTCTTTATGCACTCAAAGCCGGTTTTAATCTAGGGGCCGGTTCTATTCAAACTTTGAGTTTCGGATCAAGCACAAGTGAAACAACCGAAGGAAGCGCTCCTGTAAATCCCCATTTTGAATATACATACACGTTTCGAGTGTCTCCCGACCCTTCCATGCCTACCGTTATCCCCATGAACGTTACAAGCACTTCAAATACATATTACTTTTATGTCACAAGTACAGGCACACAATTACAAGCAAATTCTTATATATCTATTAATCCTGTCGATGAGATTTATAAAATAACCACTCCGATAACGGTAAGTACAAACCCGTCTAAAATTCAGTTATATGGAAATGTTGCTTCCACAAGCGGAAGTTCCATGACACTCACGGCCGGTTCAAACGTCGTGTTTTTAAGTACAGGGGAATATCTTATGACTGGTGTCATTTATTTATCAAGTGGCTACGTGTCCAACGTCGTCGTCATGGAAAGCTCTAACGTGATTTACAATTATGACATGAGCGTACAAGGTCGTGACCCTACATTTGCGTTCACAATGCCTCTTGCCGTAACTGATACTTCGGCCAACTATTATATGAACGTCACCACAACTACATCCACTTCTATACTCGATGGGTCTTATTTTATAGCTAACAAGATTGGTGTCACGGCGAGTACAGTCGCCGACTCTAACGTTTTGCCCCAAAACGGCCTCTTGTTTCGTCCTTCAACATCCACCCTCACAAGTCCTCTTAATCTTGTTTCGAACTTCACAAAAACTGGAAACTCTACTCTTATAGCAGAACAAACAACAGGTGTACAGTTTAGTAATGTGGGGGCGTTTATGCTCACCGGCGCCATTTGTACAAAAGATCCAGTCACGAGTATAACGTTCGGGCCCCAAACCTACAACGTAAGTCTCGGTATTCTTCCACCATATACTTTTCAAATTCCAATATACATTTCAGACTATACACAAACTTATTCCATCTCGTTGACGACCAGTGGTTCGAGCGCCTCTCCGAATCTTTTTTCGAATACTTTTATTGCTGTTTATCCCATTGCAGCAAACACGATTAATCAAGCAGATCAAACATTCCCATACTACGATTCGGTCGGTACTTGGGCTATAAAGAGCGCTGAACTCAAAATTGGCGGTCAGACCATCCAGACACTCACAGGTGAATTTATAGAACTCTGGAACGACCTCTATGTTTCGTACGAAAATCAACCAGGCCTTCAGATTTTGACGGGTAAAAATGACACTGGGACAACCATCAACCCTCCCGGGCGCACTTACTATGTCAATTTACCCTTTTATTTTTACGGCCATCCGGCGCTTTACCTTCCGCTCGTGGCTCTCTCCAGACAAGACGTGGAGGTTCACATAACGTTCCGAAACTTTAACGAACTCACTGCCGTTTCCGTGACCAACCCAACTCTCGGAGCAACAATCATAGTAGACTATGTCTACTTATCAGACCCCGAGATTCGCTGGTTCCAGAACGCCCGTCTCGACTACCTAATTACCCAGTGCCAGTACCAGACCGTGGGACTCTTACCCGGTTTCCAAACCGCCGTCTTCAATTTAGACTTTAAAAATCCTATTCGTGAGATGTTTTTTGTAGTACAACCGACAAACCAACTTCCGTACGATTATACAAACAATGCGGTGTTGAGTTTGGGACTAAGTTTCAACGGCCAAGACCTCTTCACGACCGATACGACAGATACCCTATATGCCGGTTCCATAGAACCTTTTAACCACTATCCAAATTTCCCACAACGCAAGTTTTACATGTACGCGTTCACTGGAAACCCTTCATCCCCAAAACCTCACGGGCAAATCAACTTTAGCCGAATCAAACAGGTGCTCTTGAGACTCAACTGTGGAGGTCAGACTTACTTGCCGGCCAAAGAACTTAGAATTTTGGCTGTAAATTACAATGTTTTACATATTGCAGATGGGCTTGGAGGTCTACGATTTAACACCTGAGACTTTTTCTTCAGAAAACAATGTTTTCATTTACTAGAGATGGCCTCCCGTGCCAGTTTAGCCTTTTTGGGCCAGGAGGATATAGCCCTGAGTGCCGACCCTCAGGTTACGTATTTCAAAGAGAAATACGAGGGCTCGAGTCTTTTTTCGTCAAGGGTCGATAAGGTCCAATTCGAAAATGGGTCCCTTGTGCTAGGCACCGAGAGCTACATCGAGCTCCCACGTTCGGGTGATCTTATTACCGAAATGTACCTCAAAGTCTTTTTTCCCGTTAGCCTCACGTCCGTCGTCCTTGAAGAGTCTGCAGGGACCCTTCTCATAGATTACGTCGACCTTTACATAGGTTCTGAACTCATAGAGCGTATATATGGTGAGTTTATAGCACTCAAGTACGACATAGAAGTTCCTCAGGGTAAACAACCCGCCCTTCTCGGTCTCATAGGTAAAGGCACTACAGTCGC